AAAAGGCTTGACAGGTTACGATCTCGGATGTATAATAACAGATATGGAAATGGAAGACCCTCTTTCAGTTCCGGGAGTACTAGATACATCAGCTTGGGCTAGAACTGGTACAACTGGACCGACTGTTGGAGAGGCACTCGTCAAGCAAGGACACAAACTTAGACGAGCCGATAAAAATAGAATACAAGGTAAAATTCAGATTCACGAGTATTTAAAAGTACAACCGAATGGAAGACCAAGATTACAGATATTTAATACCTGTCCTAACTTGATCAAAGAACTACAAAGTATACCTTTAGATACTAGGAATCCTGAAGATGTAGACACACATGCTGCGGATCATGCTTACGATGCTCTGCGGTATTTGATTATGAGTAGACCTAAGATTAATAATCCAATAGAAAATCTTAGAAGGTATCATAGAGAATCTATTTATAAACCTGTAGACGATACATTTGGATATTAAGTATGGCAGACGAAAACAATATAGAAGAAGGCGGAGTCCAACAACCTCAAGGGCTACTCGATGCTAATGCTCTATATACAGAAATAGAAGGTGAAGAGGGTTTAGAATTAAACTTAGGTAAAGATCAAAAATTAAATTTATCAGGTTTAATAGAAAGTAGATTTCAAGTAGCCGAAGATTCTAGAAAGATACATGAAAGTAGATGGTTAACTGCTTATCAAAATTATAGAGGGTTATACGGAAAGAAAATAAGATTTAGAGAATCTGAAAAGTCTAGAGTCTTTGTTAAAGTAACTAAAACAAAAGTCTTAGCCGCTTTTGGGCAATTAGTTGATGTGATATTCGGAACAGGGAAGTTCCCTATCGGTATTCGAGAAACTAAGATGCCGGAAGGTGAAATCTCTCATGCTCATTTAGATTCTCAAAATCCAGTTCCCGGTATTGAAACAACTCCTGCAGAACCTGTTGAAGTACAAGAGCCAGAAGAAAATCCTTACGATGTAGGTTATGTAGGAGATGGTAGAGTTCTAAAACCCGGAGCTACTTATGGTACAGGTAAGTTTGAAGAAAGATTTATTGAAGAACTTGCCAAGATGGAAGGAAACTATGTAGAAGGTTTTAGTCCTAACCCTAAAGATTTAGAAATAAGTCCTGCACAGAAAGCTGCAAGACGTATGGAAAAACTAATCCATGATCAGATAGAAGAATCTAATGGAGCTTCAGAATTAAGAAGTGCTTTATTTGAATCTGCTTTATTAGGTACAGGAATATTAAAAGGACCATTTAATTTTAATAAGACATTAAATAAATGGGATGAAGAAGAAGATGGTACAAGAACTTATAATCCTTTAGAAGTTAGAGTACCTAGAATAGAATTTGTTAGTACTTGGGATTTCTTTCCTGATCCGAATGCTACTTCAATGGAAGAGTGTGAATACGTAATTCACCGACATAGATTAAATAGAAGTCAGTTTAGAGCATTAAGCAAGATGCCTTATTTTGATAAGGATGCAATCAGAGAGTGTTTGATGATGGGCGGTAATTACGAGAAACGTGGTTACGAAGATCAGATAAGGGAAGAAGAACAAGATGAACATTCATTACCACAATATGAAGTTCTAGAGTATTGGGGAGTAATGGATGCAGAATATCTTCGTGAAGTAGGAGTTGAACTTGACGAAAATATTGATGACTTAGACGAATTACAAGTTAATGCATGGGTAGGAAATGGAAAAGTACTTAGAGTAGTAGTTAATCCATTTACACCACACAGAATACCTTATCATGCATTTCCTTATGAGAAGAATCCATATAGCTTCTTTGGTGTAGGAATAGCTGAGAATATGAATGATTCTCAACAAATTATGAATGGTCATGCTAGAATGGCGATTGATAATTTAGCTTTGTCAGGTTCGCTAGTATTTGATGTAGATGAATCTGCATTAGTAGGTGGACAAAGTTTTGAAGTATATCCTGGTAAGATATTCCGTAGACAAGCAGGAATGCCAGGACAAGCCATACATGGAGTTAAGTTTCCAAATACTTCAACAGAAAATATGATGATGTTCGACAAGTTTAGACAACTTGCAGATGAACAGACAGGCATACCAAGTTACTCTCATGGACAAACAGGAGTACAAAGTATGACTAGAACTGCTTCAGGTATGTCTATGTTACTCGGTGCAGCAAGTCTTAATATTAAAACAGTTGTTAAGAACTTGGATGATTTCCTCCTTAAACCTCTCGGAGAAGCATACTTTCAATGGAATATGCAATTCTTAGAAGATAAGTTAGGAGTCGTAGGTGATTTAGAAATCAATGCTACTGGAACTAATAGCTTAATGCAGAAAGAAGTAAGGTCACAAAGGTTGACCATGTTCTTACAAACTGTACAGAATCCTGCTATTGCTCCATTTGTGAAGATGTCTAAATTGATTAGTGAACTTGCCTACAGTCTTGATCTTGATCCTGATGAAATACTCAACGATCCTGAAGAGGCTGCTTTAATGGCACAGATTATAGGAATGCAGAATAATGTTGGACAAGAAACAGGCGAGGAACTTAGTACCCCTGGTGAAGGGGAAGGATTGGGAGGTCCTGGTGGACCACCTCAACCACCTCAAGAACTCGGAGCTACAGGTACTGGCGGTGGCAACATCGGAACTGGAAATGTTCCGTTGCCAGGGGAGGATCAGTTCGCTGGAACGCCTAGAGCAGTTGGGGAATGAAGTAGACGAAGCCATGAATAGAAAAGAGGAGATATAAATGTTAGATTTTATTTCAACAATAATACAAATTATTCAAATAATACCTTGGTTAGTTGCTGGAGCATTGTTAATAGCTGCTTTAACACCTACACCTTCAGATGATAAAATAGTAGGAAAACTATATAAAATATTAGATTGGTTCGCACTTAATGTAGGTAAAGCAAAGGAGAAATAATATGCCACAAGGTAAAGGTACATACGGAAGTAAAGTAGGAAGACCTCGTAAGAAAAAAGAAGAAGGTGGAAAACCTTCAGTGGAAGATCAAATGGAAGGTCTTGCCATTTCAGTACAGCCTGTTACTGTAGAAAAAGAAATAGAAGAACAACAACTTCCAGATGAAGAAATGGAAGAAGATTATGTAGACTATGTAGTAAGCTCTACATTATCAGAAGGAGATAAGAATTATTTAGAAAGTACTCTAGAAAAAAATGCTCGGTTGAGTAAAATATTTGACCAGGTAGTTGAGAGTGCTGCAGAGTTTTCTGGTTCTGGACCTATTGAAGGTCCGGGAACGGAAGTATCCGATTCGATACCTGCAAGGTTATCGGATGGAGAATTTGTCTTTACTGCGAAAGCAACTGAAGAAATCGGAGAAGACGTTTTAATGTCTATGATGAAAGACGCAGAAACTGCAGCAGACGAAAGGCAAGGTGTCGCTACTGGTGGCGTAATTGAAGAAGACGAGCAACAACAAGCTCTTGCTATATCAACTGAAGGCACAGAAGAGTCAAGAGGGAATATCCCTTCTGTACTACCTCTACGTGCAACTGAAGAAGAACTACATAAGAGTATGTTACAAGCAAGTCCTCGACAATACTATCGCCCCACTAGTGGCTAATAAAGAGATAGAGCTACCCTATTAGCGTAGGCACTCTATCAAGTTAATAACCTTTAGCTACCTTGTAAGATCAAGCCCCTATTAAGAAGACGTTCTTAGAATAGGCTACCTTGAAGATAGCACAAGCCCTATAAGGAGAATAAAATGGCAAACGTAAATGAACAGGAGAAGACTGTAGAAGAGCCAAAACCAAATCTGTATAATCAAAGGAAATCGTGGCATACACCAGATGTAATGCCTACTGATAATCCTCAAACTGCAGATAGTTTATTTGTTGAACCAGTTGCAACTACTCAGCACGATGAAAGTGATGACCTTGAAGCTGCAAAACAAGTAACAGAAGGGAAACCTTCTAACTATAAAAAAAGGTATGATGACCTTAAAAAACATTATGATTCCAGAGTCTCTCAATTTAAACAGAGAGAACAAGAATTACTAGCAGAAGCAACAGCTAATAGACCAGAGTATAAAGCTCCTAAAAGTGTTGAAGAACTAGAACAATTCAAATCTGAATATCCTGATGTTTATGAAGTGGTAGAAACTGTAGCCCACTTGCAAAGTGAAGATAAAGTTGCAGATTTGCAACAACGTATAGATGCTATGCAAAGTCGTGAAACAGAAATACTAAAACGAGAAGCTGAAAAAGACTTGGTTGCAAAACATCCAGACTTTGATGAACTTCGTAATAGTGATGAGTTTCATACATGGGCAGAGTCTCAACCAGAAGAGATAAAGGATTGGATTTATAATAATCCTAATAATTCATCTCTTGCTAGTAAGGCAATCGACCTTTATAAATTAGAAAGTGGTATTGAAACAGGAACTCCTAACAAAGCTAAAGCCAAGTCTAGATCGCAGGTGAATGATGCTGCAGATATGGTGTCTACAAAGACAACAACTGTAGAAACTAATGAGCCTAAGATTTGGACCCAAGAGGAGATTTCTGCCCTACCTATGGATGAATATGATAGGTTAGAAGCCGAGATAGATCAAGCCGTAAGAGAAGGCAGAGTCAGAGTATAACTGTTTAGTAATATTATTCAAGGAGAATAATTATGGCGTATAACCAATCCGATGCTCTATTTGAGCAATCAACGGATACTAATGGTAACTTTGCAAACTCCCAAAGTGGACAGACGAATGCTTTCTTCATGCCGAAGGTTTATTCTAAGAAGGTTCTTAACTTCTTTAGAAAAGCTTCGGTTGCAGAAGCAATCACAAACACCGACTATGCCGGTGAGATTTCCGCTTTCGGAGATACTGTAAGAATCGTTAAAGAACCTGTGATTACTGTTTATCAGTATGAAAGAGGTGCTGACGTTACCCAAACTAAGCTAACTGATGCAGAAGAAACTCTAGTAGTAGATGTAGCTAACGCATTCAAATTCAAAGTTGATGATATTGAAAAATCAATGTCTCACGTAAACTGGAAAGAAGCAGCGTCTTCTTCAGCAGCTTACGCATTAAAAGATGCCTTTGATGAGGGTGTTATAGCTGAACTATTTAGTGGAGTATCAAGTTCTTCACCTGATCACGTATTAGGTGCTGATGCTGCTGCTGCGACCCAAACTATGGGTCAACACCAAGGTGGTTCTAATTCTATCGACCTAACAGGTTCTGATGGAACTGGTGCTGATCCTTTGGATGTCATGGCTTTCATGGCTAGACTTTTAGACGAACAAAATGTTCCTGAAGAAGGAAGATGGTTCGTTGCTCCTCCTTCATGGTACGAGCAACTGTCTCAGTCTGGTTCAAAGCTAATGTCTGTTGACTATAACGCAGGTCAAGGTTCGCTTAGAAATGGATTAGTATCTAGTGGAAAGTTACGTGGCTTTAATATGTACAAGTCTAACAATGTTGCTGCTGCTTCTACAGCAAGTGGTAAATGTTTAGCAGGTCATATTAGTGCTGCTGCGACTGCACAAGCTATCACACAAACTGAGGTTCTTCGTGATCCTGACAGTTTTGGTGACATCGTGAGAGGACTTCATGTTTACGGATGTGACGTTCTTAGAAGCGAAGCTTTAGTTTCAGCTTTCTATGCGATTGACTAATTGAGTCGAATAGTATGTGGAGAGGGCTTATGTTCTCTCCCATACATTAATAAGGAATTAAAATGAGTTGGGATCAAACAGAATTTAACAAATACCAAAAGAGTTGGTTAAAGAATTTTAATAAAAGAATGGAATTTTACTTTGGTAAAACAGTTCGTGCAAGAACTAAGAAAGGAACTTATAAAAAAGATGATCCTTCAACACCAGAGAACGAAGCTTTCACAACTGCTAAAGCAGCATTTAATCCATAAAATGCCACAGATAAGTACAGACGAAAGACCAGTAATCTTAAAAAATAAAAAGAAAAATAATCAGAAGTTAGGATTATCTGGTAAGTTTTATAAAAAAGAAAGCTTAGATAATTATAAAGCTAATTATGATAGAATTTTTAATAAGGAAAAGTAAATGCCAAAAGGTAAATACGAATCAGGAACTAAAGTAACCTTCAAAGATATAACAGAATTTGAAGGTGCTTACGAAAATTCCGAAGATAAACAAAACAGAGATAGAGATAAGCAACAAGGTATAAAGTAACATGGCAACAACATTTTTAGCTTTAACAAATGAGCTATTACGAGAATCTAATGAGGTTGAGCTAACTTCAACAACTTTTTCTAGTGCTATCGGTGTACAAGGATACGCTAAAGACTGTATCGGTAGAAGCTATAATGATATAGTTATGGCAGAACCACAATGGGCTTTCTTAGCAACTGGAGAAAGTGGAGCAACTGATCCTTTTTATGGTAATGTTTATGTAGAGACTGTCGCAGGAACTAGGTGGTATGAATTAAAAGCTTCTAGTTCTAGTATTACAGCAGATTATGGCTCAATAGATTGGGATAACTTTTATCTAACTACTATAGGTGTAAGTGGAGCAAGTGCTCCTTATACTAGCCAAAATCTAAGTTTTATTACAACTGAGGAATGGAAAGATCATTTAAGAGAATCAGAGAATGAAGATGATGCAAATGCTCAGACTTGGGGAGAACCAAGATTTATTATACGTAGCCCTGATGCTAGAAAGTTTGGAGTAAGTCCAATACCTGATAAAGTTTATCGAGTTTGGTTTTTTGCTTGGGATTTACCAACAGCTTTGAGTGCTCATGGAGATACTATAGTTTTTCCTGAAGTATATACTCCTGTATTAATGTCAAGAGCACGTTATCATTTTTGGCAATTTAAAGATAATCCACAAGCAGCAGCTTTTGCTTTAGAAGATTATAAAAAAGGACTTAAACACATGCGTTCTAATTTAATGAATCCAGCACCTAAATACGTATCAACGGATCATATTTAATGGCAGCATCACAACCATACGCACTAACTTGTCAAGGAGGCTTGAATAAGATAGCAAGTCAGCTTGAATTATTACGTACTCCGGGAGAAGCAACAAAGCTAACAAACTTTGAAGTCTCAACAAAAGGTGGTTACAAAAGAATTAGTGGTTATACTCAATTTGGAGATGGTACAAGACCTAATAGTTCTAATGCAATATTAGGTTTGCATGTTTATGCTGATGGATTAGTAGCTTGTTCAGGTACTAATATTTATTTTAGTCAAGATGGTGATAGTTGGTTACAGATTAATAAAGCCAGTGTTGATGCTGCTGGGGATAATTATAGTACTTTCGGTGGTCGTAGTGCTGCAGCTAGAACCTCACAAGGTCAAGTAACCTTTGCAACTTATGAAGGTGATACAGATTATGGTGAACTGATAATAACAGATAGAGGTTCAGCAGTCAAGCCTTTCTATTTTAAAATGACAGGCACAGGCGATTTAGATACTAGAACCTTTTTTGCCAAAGTAATAACAGTTAGTGGAAGTGTCTATCCTAAGTATTGTGTTATACATGATAAACATTTAGTCGTAGCAGGGGCAGGAACGGCAGAAAATACTATCTACTATAGTGGTACTAGTGATATAGATGATTTTAGTTCTAGTGGATCAGGCAGTATAGTACTGGATGATCAAGTTGTAGGTTTAAAAAGTTTTAGGGATGATTTATTTATATTTTGTAGGAATAGTATATATAAATTAGTTAATATAAATAATTCATCTACGATAGCTATTCAACCTGTAACTAAAAATATAGGTTGTTTAGACGGAGATAGTATTCAGGAACTTGGAGGACAACTACTCTTCTTAGCACCAGATGGTATTCGTACTGTTGCAGGTACATCCAGAATTGGTGACGTAGAGTTAAGTTCTTTAAGTAGAAAAATACAACCTATTATTGGAGATATAGCAGCAAGTATTAATTCTTATAATATTAATAGTTGTGTAATTCGTTCTAAATCACAATATAGATTATTCTATGGTTCTACAGGAACATCTACAGGTATTTCTAGAGGACTTGTTGGAACTCTTAGAGTGTCACCACAAGGAGGAAGTGGTTTCGAGTGGTCAGAAACTATAGGTATTCAAGCAAGTGGAGCACTAACGGCTGGTTTTAATTCAGCAGGTGTAGAGAAGTTTTATCATGGTGACTATGCAGGATATGTTTATAATCACGATACAGGTAATGAGTTTAATCCAGCAGGAACAGCTACAAATATTAATGCAGATTATACTACACCTAACATGGATTTCGGAGATTTAGGAACTAGAAAAACTCTTAAATATGTTAAAATATCAGTCAAACCAGAAGGAGCAGTACAGCCCTCGTTAAAAGTTCGCTATGATTATGAAGATAAGAATATACCACAGCCGAGTACTTATACGTTGGACTCTATTCCAGAATCAGCTATTTTTGGATCAGGAGTTTTTAATTCAGTGACTTTTGGAGCGAGTGAGAATCCGATGGTAAGACAAGCTGTTCAAGGTAGTGGTACAACAGCAAATTTTAAAATATTTAGTAATGATCAAAATGGACCATATACAGTAAATGGTTTATATATAAATTATGAACCTTCAGGCAGGAGATAAATAAATGACTCAAACATACACACGACAAAGTTCTTTTAGTGATGGAGATACTATTACAGCAGCGTTGTTTAATGACGAATATAATCAACTTGTAAATGCTTTTGCATACTCAACTACTTCGTCTTCAACAGGACACCAACACGATGGTAGTACAGCAGAAGGTGGTAATATCCACACTATAGGTGATTTAGACTTTTTAAACAAGATAGTTGTAGACAGTACAAATAACCGATGGGGAGTATTTGTAGAAGTATCTTCAGCAGCAGTAGAACAAATTAGAATACAAGACGGAGCTATTGTACCAGTAACAGATAACGATATAGATTTAGGTACAAGCTCAGTAGAATTTAAAGATGCTTACTTTGATGGTACAGTTACTACAGATGGTTTAACAGTTTCAAGCACTACAAATCTTGATGGAGCTATTCAAGTAGATAATACTATAACTGTAGGTGTTGACGATACTGGATATGATGTTAAATTCTTTGGAGATACTGCAAGTGCATATATGCTTTGGGATGCTTCAGCAGATGATTTAGTCTTAGCAGGTGCTGCAGGTCTAGATATCGCAGGAGATATAGATGTTGATGGAACTGCTAATCTTGATGTGGTAGACATTGATGGTGCTGTTGATATGGCATCTACTTTAGCAGTTGCAGGAGCATTAACAGGCTCTAGCACTATACAAGGAACAACTATAACAGCTACTACAGCTTTTGTACCTGACGCATCTGATGGTGCTGCTCTAGGTACAAGTTCTTTAGAATTTAGTGATTTATTCTTAGCAGACGGAGCAGTTATAAACTTTGGCGATGATCAGGATGTTTCTTTAACTCACGTAGCCGACACAGGCTTACTACTTTCAAGTACCGACCAATTACAATTCGGTGATTCAGGTACTTATATACATCAATCTGCTGATGGAGTACTAGACTTAGTATCCGATACAGAGATTGAAATCAATGCAACTACAATAGATATTAATGGTGCTGCAGATATATCAGGAAACTTAGCAGTTGGTGGAAACTTAACAGTTACTGGTACTGCTACAATAGCAGGTAACTTAACCTTTGGTGATGCAGCTTCTGATACTGTAGCTTTTAGTGCTGATGTTGCTTCTAATCTTTTACCAAGTGCTGATAATACTTATGATCTTGGTGCTTCAGGTTCTGAATGGAAAGACCTTTACTTAGATGGAACAGCTAATATAGATAGCTTAGTTGCTGATACTGCCGATATTAATGGTGGTACAGTAGATGGTGCTATTATTGGTGGTTCAAGTGCAGCAGCAATTACAGGTACAGCTATTACAGGTACAAGTTTTGTAATTGGTTCAGCAGATATAAATGAAGCCGAATTAGAAACAATAGATGGAGTTACAGCAGGAACTGTTTCAGCTTCTAAAGCAGTTGTAGTAGATAGTAATAAAGACATTGGAAGTTTTAGAAACATTACACTTACAGGAGAATTAGATGCAGCCACATTAGATATTAGTGGTAACGCAGATATAGATGGTACATTAGAAGCCGATGCTTACACAGTAGACGGAACTGCTTTAAATGAATACATAGCCGATACAATCGGTGCTATGGTTGGCTCTAATACTGAGACAGGTATTACTGTAACTTACGAAGATGGAGATAATACATTAGACTTTGTAATAGGTACACTTAACCAAGATACTACAGGTACAGCAGATAATATTACAGTATCTGCAAATAACAGTACTGATGAAACAGTATACCCAATCTTTGTTGATGGAGCTACAGGATCGCAAGGGGCTGAGAGTGATACAGGATTAACTTATAATCCTTCAAGTGGATTATTAACTATAAGTGGTGAATTAGACGCAGGTTCTTTAGATATTTCAGGCGATGCCGATATAGATGGCACAACTAACCTAGATGTCGTAGACATTGATGGTGCTGTGGATATGGCTAGTACTTTGACTGTCGCAGGAGATGTAAATGTTGACAGTGGTCTTTTATTTGTTGATATAAGCGAAAACGAAATTGGCATAAATACAACGTCACCTGCGTCTGCACTCCATGCAAAACAATCTGGTAATGGTACTTCTAGCACATACGCTGCAACCATAGAAAACCCTACTGCTACAGCAGCTAATGCTTTGGGATTAACGATACATCACAGTAATAGTTCTGGTAATTGGACAAACGGCACTGGTGGAGATTTCATTACAGCAAAAGATGGTGCTACGCAATTTAGAGTAACAGGTGCAGGTGCAGTGGTTGCAAACTCGTTAGACATTTCAGGTGCTACAACTTTAAGCACAGCTACTTTAAGTAGTTCTACTAATATGTTACTGACTTTAAACCCTACTGCTGGTAACTATGGTGGAATACTATTTAAATATGATGGCACTACAAAAGGTTCGTCAATTTTTAATTCAGGAAATATGGTTTATGGTGGTGAATCTGGTGTTGGAGCTGCGTTACAAGCTGGTGGTCAATACGGATTATTTGTTCATCCTACCACTAGAAATGTCGGTATAGGAAATGCTTTAGCTGCTCCATCTTATAAATTAGAGGTGACAGGAACATTAGGAGTTACAGGACTTTTAACTGCTAGTGGAGGGGCGCATGTAACAGGAAATATTCTAACTAATAACGCTCAAGAATATAGGTCAAAAAATACAAGTGGCACAGAAAAAACTATTATGAGAATTAATAGTTCAGATGAACTAGAGTATGGTTGGAGTCACGCTGGACCTGTTAAATTTATGGGTGGTGGCTCATATGCTGAAAAAATGCGTATTCATACTGATGGAAGCATATTCATAGGCACAACTTCAGAATACTCAGGAACAAGTGCAAATCTTACAGTAGCAGACCAGATTGATATAGGAATTGATGATTCTAGTGGTGGTCATTTATGGCTAACTAGAAACGCAGCCACAGGTACAATCGGTAATATAGGTGGTAAATGGACAGGTTATTCAACAGGTCCGTATATAAACTTTACAGCAGATAATGTTGGTGGTGGCGCACAAACAGCCCACATAAGATTTTATACAGTCAACTCTAATTCAAATACGGAAAAAATGCGTATTGCTGCTGATGGATTTGTAGGTATAGGTAAAACAGCTTCATCTTTAACCACTCAAGGTTGTGGATTTGGTCAAAGTGGTGGAGCTGAATGGGTAATTAGTGCAGCATCAACAAATGAATATTTAGTAATAAACAATATTCATAGTAGTGAGTCTACCTATAAATTTGATTTTAGACAAGGTAACGCTAGTTCTGGGCAAATATCTGTAGCAGCCAATTCAACTTCTTATACCACTTCATCAGACTACAGACTAAAAGAAAATGTAGACTACACATGGGATGCCACAACAAGAATCAAGCAACTGAAACCTGCTAGATTTAATTGGATAGCAGACGATACAAATACACTTCAAGATGGTTTCTTGGCACATGAAGTATCAAGTATTGTTCCTGAAGCAATAACTGGTGAAAAAGATGGTGTATATCCTGAAGGACACGAAAAAGAAGGGGAGCTTCTTCCACAGACTATAGACCAAAGCAAACTTGTACCACTGCTGGTCAAGA